ATAAAAGTAGCTTAGTTATATCAAGGGATTACAGCTAAAATCGCCTGTAATAGGCTTGTTTTTTGTTTTTGGTGTGATAGTACTCTGGAAGTACTTTGGCCTCTCTGACGGCCTTACAGAGTACTCTGAGAGTACTTTAAAATTACTTCTAACTAAGATTTTATAATATTTTTTAATTGATAATATTTTTTTATATTTTTATTTTGTTTTGATAAGTTTAACTTATGGGAGGGACTCGCAAGCTTTTTAACTCTCAGAATCACAAAATCTCACAAGTCTCAAAAAATTCTTATTTGAGTCCCAAAATAAGACTGAAAATGGTTATCATTTTCATTTTTTGCTTCTGTGAGAATCGTGAGTCTCATGTCTGAGACAGTCAAGTCAAAATTAACATATTGTAACAATTTAGGTTCTTTTTGGCCTGCCCTGCAGGGGTAATTTCACTCCGCAAAAATTTTCTAGGCACAAATTTACAAATGGATTTACATTGCTTACAAACCCACCTTTTACTGTCTTAATAAGCCTAATTAGGGCTAGATATTATACCATATTTACACAAGTACGCTATTGTAAATAAAAATAGCATTATCGGATTTACACTATGGCTCTTATCACCAGAAAAGAAGCAGCAGAGAAAATGGGTGTGACTATACAAGCGGTATATATGGCGATCAAACAAGGCCGTCTTACAGCAATGGAAGATAATCAAGGAAATATTGTTATTAATGACGACACTATGGTTGCAGAGTGGAACAAAAAGTCTGCTTTCAGACAGATGAAGTCAAATCCACAACCATCTGCACCAAAACGTAAGCGATCTTCTGTAACATCAGATCTTATTCCTGAGTATGAGGAAAGTAGAGCTAGAACAGAACATTTAAAAGCTGAGTTGCTTGAATTAGAACGTAAACAGAAAGAAGATAGTCTTGTACCTATGAAAGAAGTACAACAAAAGTGGACAGAAGTTATAACAACAGCAAGAACAAAATTATTAGGAATATCATCAAAAGCGAAACAAAGATTACCTGATTTAGATACAAATGCAGTTAGTTGTATAGATGACATTGTTAGAGAAGCACTAGAAGAATTATCTGCTGCATGAGCAATCTTTTATCTTTAGAGCAAATAGCATTTGATAGTTTTAAACCGCCTAAGAAGTTAAGTCTTAGCGATTGGGCAGATCAATACGCATATCTTTCCGCAGAAAGTTCAGCAGAGGGGGGGAGGTGGAAAACTTTGCCATATCAAAAAGGAATGATGGATGCGATAACTAATCCTGATATAGAGCAGATAACAATAATGAAATCAGCTAGGGTCGGATATTCTAAGATTTTGAATCATGTCATTGCATATCACATACACCAAGATCCATGTCCAATCATGGTTGTGCAACCGACCATAGAAGACGCAACTGGTTACTCTAAAGAGGAGATCGCACCTATGCTTAGAGACTCAAAATGTTTACATGGCCTTGTAAGTGATGCAAAAGCAAAAGATGGTCAGAATACTCTTTTACAGAAACAGTTTCCCGGTGGGACATTATCTTTAGTAGGTGCTAATTCACCTAGAGGATTTAGAAGGGTTAGCAGAAGAATAGTTTTATTTGATGAGATAGATGGCTACCCCGCATCGGCTGGTACTGAGGGAGATCAAATAAAGCTAGGTATTAGAAGAACAGAATATTATTGGAATCGTAAAATCGTATCTGGTTCTACACCAACTGTAAAAGATTTTTCTCGTATAGAGAAAATGTTTTTACAAACAAATCAGCAGCGATTTTATGTACCATGTCCTCATTGTGGTCATATGCAATATCTAAGATGGGCGCAGTTTAAATGGGAGAATGACGATCCTGATACAGTTCACTATCAATGCGAATCTTGCACAAAAGCAATACCACACAATAAGAAAAGATGGATGGTAGAACGTGGTGAGTGGAGGGCAACAGCACCCGGCAAATCTAAACACGTTGGTTTTCATATATGGGCTGCATATTCTTATTCACCTAATGCAAGTTGGGCAAATCTTGTAGAAGAGTTTTTGTTGAGTAAAGATGATCCAGAACAACTTAAAACATGGATAAACACGATATTAGGTGAGACATGGGAAGATGAGTATCAGGCGAAGGTTGGTGCAGATGCGTTAATGATTAGAGCATCAGAAGCAACGTATGAGAAATGCAAACCGCCAGAAGAAGTTTTATTATTGACTGCTGGTATTGATACACAAGATGACAGATTAAGTTTGTCAGTTTTTGGGATTGGTAGAAATGAAGAAATGTTTTTGATAGATCGACAAGTCTTATATGGTTCACCAGCTAGAGCAGACGTATGGAAACAGCTAGATGAGGTTTTGCTTGGCAAGTTTAAAAATGTAAATGATATAGAACTAAAAATTGAGAGTGCTGCGATTGATACTGGTGGTCATTACACACATGAGGTTTATCAATATGTAAGAGAAAGATCTCATATTGGTTTGATTGGTATTAAAGGTGTTGGTCAGAAAGGGAAACCACCATTGGGCAAACCTACAAAAGTAGATATTAACTTTACAGGTAAAGCACTAAAGAAAGGAGTGCAATTATTTCCTGTTGGTGTAGATGTAATTAAAACAACTCTTAGCAACAAGTTAAAAGATGCAGAAGTTGGCAAAGGTTACATACATTTCTATCCAACAATTACACCTGATTACTTTCAAGAGCTTACAGCAGAAAAACAGGTATTAAAATATAAAAATGGCTATCAAGAACGTGTTTGGGTTAAAAAAAGCAATGCGAGAAACGAAGCATTAGATGAAATGGTTTATGCGTGGGCTGCATATCAGCGATTATTGCAAAAATATGATCGAAGGACTATATTTGATCAATTTGAAAGAAAAATTAACCCTAAAAAGCCTCTAAAGGAGACTAAGGTAGACTTAAAACGTACTAATTCGCCTAAAAAGTCGAATTTTGTCGCTAATTGGTAAAAAAAATGTCATTTCCACAAAGCATAAGAGCAGGGGATTTTATTCAATGGAACATTCCAGCGAGTCAAGATTATTACGGAAACTCTATAAGCAGTCCAGATGGTCGGTTGTGTACTATTTAAGAACAAACACAGGGCCAGTTGGATCTACAATCAGTAGTTCTGCATATAATGATGGTTTTAAGTTTGAGATTGCAAGTAACGTTACTGCAACATTTACGGCTGGTAATTGGTATTACCAAGCCGTTGCAAACAAATCAGGGGCGCAAAAACAGACAATATACACAGGAAGTTTTGAGGTTTTAAAATCTTTAGAATATTCTGGTAATGCACTTAACTACGATGGCAGATCACAAGTAGAAAAAGATTTGGAAGTGATACAAACAGCTATCAGAAATATTATTAGCGGTGGTGCAATACAGGAATATAAGATTGGAACTAGAACGGCAAAGAAATATGAGTTATCTGAGTTAATTATGTTAGAGGCTAGATATAAAGCAGAGCTTGTTAGAGAAAAACAAGCAGAAATGATTGATAATGGTCTTGGTAATCCAAGAGCTACATTTGTTCGTTTTAACGAGGCATACTAATGGGAATACGATCTAACATCGCCAACACAGTAAAAAGAGTCCTTGGATTTGGTAGGAAAGCTACACCTCTTGGCAGTTTAAAAAGAGCATATCAAGGTGCATTAGTCTCTAGGCTTACTTCCGATTGGATGAGTAGCCAGTTGAGTGCCGATGCCGAAATACGCAATAGTTTGCGTAAGCTAAGAGATAGATCAAGAGAACTTGTAAGAAACAATCCTTATGCTAGACAAGCAAAGCGTACAACACAAATAAATATTGTCGGCACAGGTATGAAGTTTCAGTCTCTTGTATTACAGCAGAGAGGTGGCAAAAGAGATCAAAGAGTTAACAACCTAATAGAAGAAAAATGGTCAGAATGGACAAGTGCTGATAGTTGTGATTGCGCTGGTAAATATAGTTTTCACGAATTTGAGTGGTTAGCTGCTGGTGCATTGTGTGAATCAGGAGAAGCAATATTTAGGGTAGTTAAACAACAGTTTGGCGATTCAAAAGTACCTCTTGCATTGCAACTTATTGAAAGTGATTTGTTAGATGAGGAATATGACGGCAAGACACTCACCAAAGGTAATGAATGGCGCAATGGTGTAGAGGTTGATGAATGGGGAAGACCACAGAGGTATGCAATTTTAAAGAAGCATCCGGGAGATGCGTATTACTTGGATTATGCAAATAAACAGTCATTGCATATTTTTATAAATGCCTCTGAGATTATTCATCTGTTTATGCCAGAACGACCCGGCCAGAACAGAGGTGTGCCTTGGTTTCATAGTGTGATGAATGATATGCACCAATTACAAGGATATGAAGAAGCTGCTGTTATACGAGCTAGGGCTGGTGCAAGTATCATGGGATTTATCCAAAACGATCAAGGCGAATTGATTGGTGATGATGTACAAAATGCACAGAGAATACAAAACTTTGAGCCGGGTACATTTAGGTATCTAATGCCTAATGAATCTGTAAATGTTCCTGATATTGACTATCCATCACAACAATATGAGATGTTTGTGAAAAACAAAATTAGACGTTTTGCAACTGGTATAGGCTGTAGTTTTGAAACTATCTCAAAAGATTTCAGCGAAACTAACTATTCAAGTTCAAGATTAAGCTTGTTAGAGGACAGACAACATTGGAGCTTCTGTCAAAAGTACATGATTAAAAACTTTCATCTTAGAGTTTTTAAAATGTGGATAGAACTTGCAGTTCTAACAGGAGAGTTGGATTTTCCTGACTATTCTGCAAATTCTATGAGGTATTGCAAACCTAGATGGACACCACCAGCACAACATTATGTTGATCCTCTTAAAGAGATAAAAGCGTATAGAGAAGCAGAGCAAGCTGGCTATATGACTAAATCACAAGTTATAGCTCAGACAAATGGTGGTGATTATGATGATATTGTTTCTGAGATTGCAAGAGAGCAGGATGTCGCACAAGGGTTAGGAGTTACATTAGATAAAGATTTAGATTTAGAGGTAGAAATAGGACAGGAATCACCTCCCACTCCAGAACCTACTAGAGCTAAAAAAACACGCAAAAAGAAAACTGATTAACTATGGCAAATGTTAATGGAACGGACATAAACCTCAAGCCTACAGATGGTATGAGGAAAGAAGCAGAAAAATATAGAGCTTGGAAAAAAGAAGGAGAAGGCGGTGGTACAGATGATGCTGCAACAAGAGCATCACAAATATTAAGCGGAAACGAATTATCACCAGATACAGTTATTACAATGAACGCATGGTTCGCCCGCCATGAGTCAGATAAATCGGGGAAGGGTTTCCGACCCGGTGAAGATGGCTATCCTAGTAATGGTAGAGTGGCTTGGGCTGCTTGGGGCGGTGATGCTGGTCAAACATGGGCTAGATCAAAGTCTAATTCAATCAAAAAAGCAAGAGAACGCACTATGACTGAAGAAACTAAAACAGAACACAGAGCCGAACCCGATGGGCTGAAGGCAGGTGATTTTGTGAGATGGAACTCTAGCGGTGGTACGGCTAGAGGAAAAATTGATCGTGTTGTCAGAGATGGATCAATAGATGTACCTGATAGTTCTTTTACTATTACTGGAACAGCAGAAGATCCTGCTGCATTGATTACTTTGTATCGAAATGGTGAGGCTACCGATAGAAAGGTCGGTCATAAATTTTCGACACTTACAAAAATTGCAGCGATTAGAAGTGTTGATGCTGGAGATAGATTTGAACGTAAAGAGGTTACAGATTTCAAAAATGTGAAATCACGCACATTTGAGTTTCCTTTTAGTTCTGAATATCCAGTAAAAAGATATTTTGGTAACGAAGTATTAAGCCATGAAGATGGTGCTGCTGATCTTAGCAGGCTAAATGATGGCGGTGCTGTTCTCTTTAATCACAATATGGATAAGCCTATAGGTGTGGTTGAGAGTGCATATATTGGAGAAGATAAAAGAGGTTATGCCAAGATACGTTTCTCTAGAAGTAAGTTTGCATCTGAGATTTTAGAAGATGTAAAAGATGGCATCCTTAGAGGAATTAGCTTTGGATATTCTATAAATGATATGGATGAGACTTCTGATGGTATGCTTGCAAGATCTTGGTCAGTTCACGAATTGTCAGTTGTGACAGTTCCGGCTGATCCAACAATCGGCTTCGGCAGAAGCTTGATCTCACCCTCACA